CACGTGGAGGCGGAGCGCGCGCTCGGCGTGGCCGAGGCCGCGCAGCTGGTGCTGGAGTCCGAGGCCGAGACGCCCACCCTCACGCCGGCCGAGGTGGAGGCCGTGGCCGCGGACACGCGCACGGTGCTCCAGACCAGCGTGGACACCTACCGCGAGGTGTACCCGGCCGGCCACCGCGAGGTGACGGAACCGCTCAAGGACGTGGCCCTGGCCGTGCAAGAGGCCGCGGCGGCGGTCATCGCCGCCCGGCCGCCGCTCGTGACGCACACCGTGGCCGGCCGCACCTGCCCGCGGCTGCTGGCCCACCAGCTCTATGGCGACCACGCGCGCGCGCCGGAGATCGTGCGGCTCAACGCGTTGGCGGACCCCAACTATTTGACCGCCGGGGAGGTGCTCCGTGTCTACGCAGAGTAGTGTCCAGCCCGCGAATGAGAGGGCCGCGCTGCTCATCGGCGGCCTCGCCCACGAGGAGTGGGCCGGCTACGAGATCGACTCGGACCTGCTCACCCCCGCGGACGCCTGGCGCATGCGCCTGACCCTTTCCCCGGACGCCGACGGCGACTTTCGCCTGCCGGCCGCCGTGCGCAAGGGCGTCGAGGCCCAGGTGCGCATCGGCGGCGACCTGGTCATGTCCGGCCGCGTCGACGACATCCGCGTCCGCGTGGCCAAGCGCGAGCAGTCCCTGGAGATCCTGGGGCGCGACGGCGCGGCAACCTTGCTCGACTGCTCGGCCCCGCTGGTGGGCGGCCGTCACCTGAGCCTGGAGGAGATCATCGCGCGGGTGGTGCGGCCCTTGGGCGTGACGTCGATCCGCATCGCCGCGGCCGCCGGCGTGGCGCGCCGGCGCGAGAAGGTGACGGTGGAGCCCGGCGATACGGCCTGGGACACCCTGGTCCACGTGGCCGAGGCCAACGGCCTGTGGCCGTGGATGGACCCGGACGGGACGCTGGTCATCGGCGGCCCGGACTACAGCGACGCCACCAACCCGCCCGTGGCCACGCTGTGCCTGGCCGCGCGCAAGACCGGGCAGGCCGGCGCAACCAATGTGGAGTCCATGGAGCGCCGCGAATCCTGCGCCGAGCAGTACAGCACCGTCACCGTGTTGGGCCAGACCCACGGCACCGAGGCCGAGGGCGGCAAGCATGGGCTCAAGTCCTCGGCCACCGATCCGGACCTGGCGGCCGTTTGGCCCCGGCGCAAGATCGTCACGGACTACGAGGCCGACAGCGTGGCCGTGTGCCGCTCCCGCGCCCAGAAGCTGCTGGCCGACGGTCGGCTCAAGAGCTTTGAGCTGCGCGCCGAGGTGCGCGGCCACCGCATCAACGCGCCGGGCACGCGCGGCCACGGCAAGCTCTGGACGCCGGGCCAGCGGGTGCAGGTCATCGCCCCGCGCATCGGCCTCATCGGCACCTATTTTCTCATGGCCCGCACCTTCATACTTTCACAAAGCGAGGGGACCATGACGCGCCTGTCCCTGCGCGAGGACAAGGTGTGGATTCTGGAGGCGCATCCGCACAAGCGCAAGCACCGCAAGGGCAAGCACTACGCGCCCGAGGTCGGCGAGGAGGCGGCGGACGAATGAAGAAGCTGATCACTGACGCCATCACCAAGGCCCTGGCCGGCATCCGCCTGGCGTACCGGGCCAAGCTGACCGGCCTGTCCAAGGGCGCGGCCGTGCAGCTCATGCAGGGCGCGGCCCTGGACGGCGAGACCATGCAGGCGGCCGAGTTTTTCCAGCAGTTCGGCTTTACGTCCTCGCCGCCGGCCGGGACGCAGCTCATCGTGCTGCCCCTGGGCGGCCGCACGGCGCATAGCATCGTGATCGCCACCGAGCACGGGGCCTACCGCCTGGACGTGGCCAGCGGCGAGGCCTGCCTCTACAGCCAGTGGGGCGACAAGGTGCACGTGAAGCAAGAGGAAGTGGAGGTGGCCACGCGCCGGGTGGTCATCACCGCGCCGGACGGCGTGAGCCTGGAGGGCGGCCTCACCGCCACGGGCGACGTGATCGCCGGCGGCGTGAACCTCATGCACCACACCCACCCGGGCGTGGAGCCGGGCAGCGGATCTACCGGCGCGCCGTCGGGGAGCTAAGGCTATGGCGGACGCACTCCTGGACCCCACGACCGGCGGCTACACGCTCACGGACGGCGCGCTCACGCCGGACCCGGCGCGCGGCCTGGCCAACGCCGTGTTCCTGCGGCTCATGACCCCGCTGGGCAGCTATTGGGCGGACGCCTCCCTGGGCTCGCGGCTGCATGAGCTGGCCCGCGAGAAGGACCTGCCCCGCGTGGCCGTGCTGGCCAAGGCCCACAGCGAGCAGGCGCTCCAGCCCCTGCTTGACGACGGCCGGGCCAAGGCCATCGCCGTGGACACCGAGCGCCTGCATGACGGCTGGCTGCGCCTGCGCGTGAGCGTCACCGACGCCGGCGGCCGCGAACACCTGTTCAACCACTCTGTGAGGGTCGTGTAATGGCGTACACCACTCCGGACTTTGCGGCCATCAAGGCGGCGCTCCTGCGCGACCTGGCCAACCAGCTGCCCGACGCGGCGGCCACCTCGGATTCGGACTTCGGCGTGCGCGCGGGGGCCACGGCGGCGACCGTGGAGGGCCTGTACGAGCACCAGCGGTGGATCGCGCGGCAGGTTTTCCCGGACACCGCGGATGCCGAATACTTGGAACTTCACGCGTCCGACCACGGCCTGGCGCGCAAGGCCGCGACCTACGCCACGGGCGCGGCCACGTTCGCCGGCGCGGCCGGCGCGGCGATCCCGCTGGGCACCGAGGCCAAGACCGTGGCCGGCCTGTCCTTCCTCACCACGGCGGAGGCCACCATCGGCGCGGGCGGCACGGCCGTTGTGGCGGTGCAGGCCAGCGCGTCCGGAGCGGCGTCCAACCTGGCCGCCGCGACCGCGCTCACCCTCACCAGCGCGCCTTCGGGCGTGCAGGGCGCGGCCAGCCTGGCCACGGCCACCACGGGCGGCACGGACGCCGAGACGGACGCCGATCTGCTGGCCCGCGTGCTGGACGTGATGCGCAATCCGCCGGCCGGCGGCAACAAGGCCGACTGGCGGCGCTGGGCGCTGGAGCTGCCCGGCGTGAGCGCCGCCTACGTGTTCCCGCTGCGCCGCGGCCTGGGCACGGTGGACGTGCTTGTCACCAGCGCCGGTGGCGCGCCCTCGGCTGAGATTTTGACGGCGGTGCGGACGCACCTGGACGCGGAGCGCCCGGCAGGCGCCTCGGATTTCCAGGTGCTCGCACCCAGCCTCACGCCCGTGGCCGTGACGGCGCAGGTGCGCCTGTCCGGCCTGACGCTCGCGCAGGCCCAGACGGCCATTGCGACGGCGCTCGCCGCCTACTTCGCCACACTGGAGCCCGGCGACCCGGCCTACCGCTCGCGCATTGAGACGGCGATCAGCGGCGTGGACGGCGTGGTCGACCGCGTGGTGATGCTGCCCGCCGCCACGGTGGAGGTGGGCGCGGTCGAGTGGGCGCGGCTCGGGACCGTCACCGTGGAGCTGCTGGCATGAGCGGACACGCCGAACTGCTGACGCTGCTCTTGCCCGTGCCCTACGCGGCCACGGACCGCGTGCTGGCCGCCTCGCTTGCGGCCGAGGGCCGGGTCCTGGACGACGCCCACGCGCGCGCCACCGTGGTGGCCGAAGCCATCAGCCCGGCCGGCGCGGGCGGCCTGTGGCTGGCCGATTGGGAGCGCGTGCTCGGCCTGCCGGACACCTGCGCCGGCGGCTACGCCCAGACGCAGGCGGAGCGCATCGCCGCGGCCCTGGCCAAGATGCGCCAGCGCGGCGGCCTGTCCCGCGCCTATTTCATCGGCATCGCCAAGGCGCTGGGCTACGCGATTACGATTGAGGAGTATGCGGTCTTCACCTGCGAGTCCGCTTGCGACCAACCCATTTGCGACGAGCCCTGGCGCTTCGTCTGGACCGTCCACGCCCCAGAAACCACCATCCGCGAAAACACCTGCGAGTCCGGCTGCGAGGACCCGCTGGCCAGCTGGGGCAACACGCTTCTGGAGTGCGTCATCCGCCGGCTCAAGCCGGCCCACACTTTCGTCCAATTCGCCTACGGAGGGTAGCCATGCAGAGAGTCAAGACCGGAACCGCAGTCACCAGCAAGCCCGCGTACGCCGCCGGCGGCACGCCCGGCTACTTCACTTCGGGCAACGCCGTGGCGTCCATTCCGGCCACCACGCCCGGCCAGGACTGGTACAACATGGTCCAGGAGGAGATCGCCCACGTCATCACCGCGGCCGGGCTCACGCTTTCGGCCGAGGATGACACGCAGCTGCGTCAGGCCATTGCGGCGCTCATCGCGGCCCAGGTGCCGACCATCGCGCAGGCCACCACGACGGCCATGGGCGTGGTGGAGCTGGCCACCACGGCCGAGGCCGTCGCCGGCACGGACACCGAGCGCGCCGTCACGCCGGCCGGGCTGAAGGCTGCGCTTTCGACGTTCGACGCGGGCGACGACGCTCTGGAAATGTCCTTAATCTTTAACGCCGGGAGGTAGCTCATGGCCCGCACGTACAAGAATGCCAAGGCGATACTCGCCGACACCATGACCACGATCTACACCTGTCCCGCGGGCGTCACGGCCATCGTGTTTTCGGCGCAGGCGTCAAACGTCAACGCCGCCGCCGTGGCAGTCACGGCCAAGTGGACGGATGCGACGGACAGCGTGGCGACCGAGCTGATCACCAACGGCAGTGTGGCCGTTGGCGCGTCCCTGGGCCTGCTGACCGGAGCGCTGGTCCTGGAGGCCGGTGACTCCCTGTCCGCCCTGTGCTCGACCGCATCTGGCGCGAAGGTTTCCGCGTCCATCCTCGAGCGTAGCTAGGAGGGGCCGCCATGCGCAGTAACGGCAGGATTATCGGCCCGCTCAACCGCTCATTGTCCGGCATCTGGAACGTCGACGATCAGGGGCGCGGCGGCGTGATTCTCCCGGTGACGGAAGCCCTGGCCGACGCTAAAACTGCGGTCTGGGAAATGACCGGCGGCACCAGCGCCAACGAGGTCGGAGCGGGCGGCGGCCTGACGGGCGACGACCAGGTTTTGACCCAGGTAGGAGGCGCGCCGGCCGCCGCAAACGGCGGACGGGCCGTCAGCTCGGCTATTGGCTTCACGGCCACGGCGGCGGCGCTCACGGCGCTTCTCGGCGGCCCGGAATGGACGCTCATGCTGCTGCTCAATACGTGGCAGGTCGAGGCGTCGGACAACCGCTACATCAGCTACCTGTCCGCGTCCGCCGCCGTGAATGGCGAAATCTACACGAGTCGACGCACACCAAACACGGCCGGGACCATGGTTGCTGGCATCAGCAATGGGATCTTCACTGGGATCACTCCTCACAGATCTGTGCCGCCGACGACCGGCGACGTGTGGGCGGCCATGTGGCGCAAGGCTGGCATTTGCCACTCCGGATGGCTGGCCGGTTCTCTTCCTCCGACGTCGTGGGACAGCTTCCCGGCCAATCAACGGCAGCTCCTCATCGGTGGCGGCGACCTGTCCGGCTGCAACTGGGGCACGTATCGTTATGTGGTCGGTCTGCCGGGTTACTCGGGATCTTTCATCATTAAGCGCGTCGTGCTGTCCAAGATCGGACTCGCCGCCGCGGACATGTAGGGAGGTTGGATGCAGTACGCCGAATACGCCTTGACGGACCTCGGCTATGTGGACGGCGAAGGCGCGCCCCTGGCCAGCATCGACGGCCGCGACAACGCTGTGGCCCCGTTTCGGCACCTGGGGTACGTCGGCTATCCTGACGGCCGGATCGCGGCCTATGACCGCGCTGACAAGAGCGTCTGCCTGGCCGTCTTTGCCACCGGCGAGACGCTGCCCGCCGGCGGCACGGAGATCGTCGCGGCGGACGTGCCCGCGCTGCTCATCGCCCGCTACGGCTGGCCCACGGGCACCACGCTGGGCCAGGACGGCCTGCCGGCCGCGCCGGCGAGATAGATCTTTGACAGCGGAGGGGCCAACTTGCGAATTTTCGCAAACTGGCCCCTCCGGCGTTTCGATGGGAGAGGCAGGGGCGTTGTCACCGCCCCCGCGAGCCGACGCCGCCGCGCCGGTCCCGGCCGAAGCCGCTCTCCGGCCCTGATCAGGGTGTCCGGAGGCTAGCAGGCGCAGGCCCAACCGTCAAAGGTGCCATGCAACAGGAGATCAGGTGCGGCAAGTGTAATCGTCTTCTGGCCAAGGGCGAGGCCCTGGACTTGACCATCAAATGCCCGAGGTGCGGGCAGTACAATCACGTGAGGGCCGCCGCGAGCCCCGAAAGCGAGGGCCGCCGAGCCTCCGGCAAGGAGCCCTCAAGTGGATGCGATCATTGACAATCAAATACGGTTGTATAACGGCGACGCCTTTGCCGTGCTCCGTGAGCTGCCCACCGGCCACGTCGACGCCGTGTTGACCGACCCGCCGTATTCCAGCGGCGGCCAGTCCACCGTGGCCCGCAAGACCGAGCCGGCGGCGAAATACCAGGCGAGCGGAACCAAACGGACCTATCCACCTATGCTGGGCGACGCCAAAGACCAGCGCAGCTACCTTGCGTGGGCGGTGCTTTGGCTTTCGGAGTGCTGGCGCGTGGCCAAGGACGGCGCGCCGTTGCTGGTCTTCTCGGACTGGCGGCAGGTGCCCGTGACGAGCGACGCGATTCAGGCCGCCGGGTGGACCTGGCGCGGCGTTGTCGTGTGGGAGAAGCCCTCGGCCCGGCCCACACGCGGCCAGTTTAAGGCCGGGGCTGAGTATGTGCTGTTCGCCAGCAAGGGACGCTTTGCCCGCGCCACGGACCGCTGCCTACCCGGCGTTTTTAGACACAGCGTGGTGGACTATCGGCACAGGGCGCACCTCACCAGCAAGCCCGAGGCGCTGGTGCGCGAGCTGCTGGAGGTGGTCCGGCCGGACGGCCTGGTCCTCGACCCGTTCCTGGGCGGCGGCACCACGGCGCTTGCTTGCCTGGCCACCGGCCGGCGCTGCATCGGCGTCGAATTGTCGGAAGAGTATTACCGGATCGCGGTCGAGCGGATCGCCGCGGCTTCGCGCGCGCACGCGTAGCAAAGAGCGGGCCTGTACACGAGACGTCCCGCGCGGCGCTGGTCAAAAATAAGCGTCGCGCGGGACAAAAGTAAACGTCGCGTTACAC